CGCAACTCAATGCCAGCAAGTCCCTTGATGACTTTCTACATTTCAAGTTTAGACTATGATCGGCCGCGCATGCAAGAGCCTTATCATGTGAGCAAGGTAAATGTGCGTCAACGCACCTATGACAGTGCAACTGACTCCTTTGAACCTACTCAGGGCAATGCATTTACCATTGAACGACTGATGCCTGTACCTTACAAAATGGGTATTACCCTGGATATTTGGACATCAAACACCAATCAAAAGATGCAGTTGTTGGAGCAGATGTTGACCTTGTTCAACCCTAGTTTGGAAGTGCAAAGTACCGATAACTTTATCGACTGGACCAGCTTGACTGTGGTCGAACTTGACTCAGTTGTATGGACTTCGCGCACAGTTCCCATTGGCACTGACAACCCCATTGACATGGCCACAATCAAATTCAACATACCAATTTGGCTCAGCTCACCGATCAAGGTCAAGAAGCTGGGCGTGGTAGAACGTGTGATTGCATCCATGTATGACTCACAAGGTGATCTGAACAATGCTGTTACCAACAATGACTTGCTCCTGGGCACTAGACAAATTATTACTCCTTATAACTGGGCGGTGGTTCTCATTGGTAATAGATTGCAATGTTTACAACAACTATCAATCGTTGAAGAACCCAGCAATAGCACATTGACACCTACAGAGATTGTGAGTGACAGCAACCTGCTGTGGACCACAGTGATTGGCACATACGGAGTGCTCAGACCTGGTATCAGCCAAATTAGATTGGTCCAAGCAGATGATTCAGAGGTCATTGGTACTATTGTGTTAGATCCCAACGATGATCGGTTTGTGCTGTTTGATGTGGACTCAGATACTGCACCACAAAACACCCTGGATCCTATTGATGCTGTGATCAATCCCTTGGCAAGTGGTCCACAAGATGGTCTAGATTCAGCCTTGGAAGGACAACGTTATTTGTTAACCGAAGCCACTGGCTCCGAAGACAACTTGAGTCCAGCCACTGCGTGGGTAGGCGCCAACGGAAGATCATTGATTGCCGATGCCAACGACATTGTTGAATACAACAACAACTACTGGCGGGTGGTGTTCAGAGCTGCCGGACAAGCTGGGGGTCAGTATGTCACAAACATAACTACTAGTATACAATACGAATGGAACGGTGACGCATGGGTGAAAAGCTATCAAGGGGTATATCCCGGGGGAACATGGAGTCTAGTGCTTTAAAAGCTGTGGGTGTTTGGTTCCGGAGCATGGACACTGGCAGATATCTGTATCTGCTGCGCAATGACGCCAAGCATCCTGGCGCCTGGGGCCTGCCCGGCGGCAAAATTGAAACTGGTGAAACCTTACTGGGCGGCATGGAACGCGAATGTATTGAAGAACTGGGTTTCTTTCCCACGTATCTACGATTAATTCCATTAGAAAAATTCACAAGTGCTGACTCAGCATTTGAATATCACACATGGGTGTGTGTGGTTGCTAGTGAATTTACTCCCCGACTCAACTACGAACATCTGGGCTATGCCTGGATAGACAAGGGTGCCTGGCCTCGACCCATGCATCCTGGTTTGTGGAACACCGTGAATCTTGAATCTGTACAAAGCAAAATCCTGCTGGTTGAGCAGGACCTTGCCAGTCGTTAAGCCTGGCTTTCTTGGAACTGTAGCTGGATCTCTCCAGTTGGGGTTGTTGCTGTTGCTAGATTGGTAATCTGCACCGCCAACACCTCTGGTCCATTAGGATAAGTTCCTGTTCCTGGAATCGAACTTGTACCAATCTGTTTGACAGAACTCAAGTCCAACACACCTGAGTTGGTTGTTGAAATTGGGATCGCAAACAAACGCTCACCTCCGGTCATCTCACTTGTGATAGCTGTGACAGTCATGGTCAAGTCATTGGCAGTGGTTGACCCACCTATGGTGTTGCCAAGGATTTTGATGGTGTCGCCCACAGCGTAGCCGTCACCGGCTACCTGAACAGTGATCTGTGTGGTTGTGGTTGAATACGCCGTACCTGCTGCAGTCAACTGCACAGTGATCTTGGCGTTGGCACCCGAACTTGACACGTTGACCGGAGTCAAGTTTCCAAAAGTTTTCTGACTACTAAACGTTGGTTTAACACCTGAGCGTGTCATACCGCCTGTGGAGTTGAACGGTGCCTGTGTCAAGCCACCTGTTGCTTCTGACGTGTAACGTGGCGCAGTTGAAAACTGCGAGAAGCTAGGCTGAAATCCGCCACCCGAGTTGTTAAGCCCTTGCCAGCTGGTGTTGGCCGAGTCAATGTTGTTGGGATTCAAGATACCTTCAATCAAGTAGCGCCCGGCGGTTACCTGAACGTTCAAGTTTGACAATGTCAACTGAGCGCGGTTGATAAGTTCACGATACCCCAAATCACCAATGATACCATTACTCACACTCGGTGCCAGTCGCATGACAAATGCCACTAATTTTTCACCAAGTACGGCCGGGAAACCGTAGTTGGTACGGTTGAATGTAAACTGATAACCTTCGTCGTTGTCAAACCCGCCATCCATGACTACCGCACTACCCCAGTGGTTGACCAGTGGAATGGCAGTGTTAGAAATCAAAATAACACCTGTGTTGTCAGCATGTGCAGTTGGAGAGCTAGATGTATAGCTTCGGCTTTGACCTTCTGCCCATTGTGTAAATGTTGCACCACGTGTGCAACCTGTTAGATCGTTGCTTGACTTGCCTGAGTATTTGATGATTTCACTTTCAATCATCACAAACACAGGATACGTCACACTGGCTGGTGGATAATCAGTTGCATCACGCAAGGTAATTGTGGTTTGACTATCGGTAATTGCCCCGCTGAGACCAGTCACTGGAGTTTCATTGATGGCTTCATAACGTGCTGGCAAGTTACCTGAACGCATGTAGGCTTCGTTGTTCAAGTTGTTGTTGGGACGTCTGTGAGCCATGATAAATTTGCCGTCTTGGCCACGGATCATCCACTGTACATAACCAGCACCATACCATGAGTATTCAATGCCATACATCTGCATCTTGCTTGCATCTAGAGTAAAGCCTGATGCGCCTGTGCCATCTAGGGGGTCAATATTAAAGTCTGCTTGACGCACACGGAGTTCGTTACGCAGGGCTGTTCTCACACGATTTTGATTGATAACACCGCGGAAGGCAGGCACAATTGTCATGCGGTTGTTGTCAACGATACTGGTAACAGTATGACTCATGCCTTTGATCACCAGCAGGTCACCGTTGTTGAGTTGGTCCTGGAAGCGGCAGTTGCCGTCGCCGGTCACAAGGTTAGATCCTGCGCCAACTGACACTAGACCAGCAACTTGGAATGTACTGGAACGTTGTACAGCATTTACTGTGATGCCGTTGTTTTCCCAGAACAGTCCGTTTTGATCATCAAAAATACCAGCACGTATACTTGCGCCGTGCCAACCAGTGACATTCAATCGAGGCTGTTGTCCCAGGGTAGGGGTTGTGCTTCCCAGCACTGCCTGTGCCGCTACTGTAAAGCTGGTGTCTGACACAATTGAAGTTACAACATAATTGGATTGGTCGTAGCCCGATGTTGTGACCCCTGTAATGGTCACTGTGGCACCGGGGTTCAGGCCGTTTTCAACGTCTGTGGTCACAGTGATAACACTTGTAACTATGGTACCAGCTGCGCTTAGTGCAGTGATGTCAAATGTTGGGGCCATCACTGTACCAGTGGAGAACAAAATGCCCTTACCAGATTGATAGCGGAAGTATTTCTTGGTAACACGGATTGCACTTGCACCACGAGTTGGGGTACCTGGGCCCATTAACACGCCACCATCAAATGGTCGCGGTATAAATGCCGCGTTGCTTCGTACAAATGCTTGACCAGTGATACTGCCACTGACCGCCGCACCAGTTTTGGCTTGATATGTAAATGTTGTTGTGCTGGGTATGCTGATAATAGTGAATGAACCTTCAGCGTACTCATAGTTGGTACCAGCGGCCAAGTTCATCAAGATTGGTGTTCCTGGCACAAGACCATGAGCATAATTTGTTGTCACTGTGATTGTGCTTGGGTTGTTGCCGTCGCTCACAATACTTGCTACATCAAAGTCAGCACCGGTGTATGGGAATGCCTGACGAATAATTGAGTCTGTTTGATTCAGTGGATACCCTGGGGCCAGGCTTGGACTACGACGTGGGTAGTAGAAGAAGTTGTTGGTGTTGGCCTGAAAT